GCCAGGTGGTTTCAACTGCTTTAGTATGAAAGGTCAACTAATAGACTGGATAAAAGAAGCAATTAAAGAAATCAAGGAGGAAAAATGAGTAATTTAATAAACGATGCAATAAAAGAAGAAATCATGGAAGACATTTTAGAAATGGCTGACAAAGATATATGGAATGTAATCTTTGCAATAGAAAAAGAATTTGGTATTGCAGAAGTTCCAAGTCCAATAGGCGGTGAAAATGGTTTCATTTCAAAACTGTTTGAACTGAGATTTGAAGCAAGGTGCAGATAGGCTTGACAATGACCAGCACTTTTTTGTAGGATATAAACATGACAGATATTAAGACACAAAAATCAAACTTAGCAAAACTTATGGCGACAGAGAATATCACTGTTATTCATAAGAAAATACCAACAGCATACTTCGATGTCAAGAATAGAATCTTGGCATGTCCTACATTTAAAGAAGATATGTCAAACGAACTTTACGACTTATTCATGGGTCACGAAGTTGGTCATGCATTGTATACACCTTTCGAGGGTTTACATTCAACACTAGAAAAAAACAGAACACTAAAAGGATATCTTAATGTAATCGAAGATGTTAGAATCGAGAAAGGTATCAAAAACAAATATGCAGGTCTTAGAAAGTCTTTTTACAAAGCATACGATGAGTTAATGCAGAGAGACTTCTTTGGTTTGAAAGGCAGAGACCTACAATCACTTGCATTGATAGACAAAATTAATTTAATAACAAAATGTGGTTCTAGAGTTTCAATCGATCTAAATGATGAAGAGACAGAATGGTTAGAAAAGGCAGAGAGTTGCAAAACATGGGAAGATGTGGTTGAAGTTTCAGAGGCACTATATGACTGGAGTAAAGAGAATGAATCAAGAAATGAAGAAGACGAAGAAGTTACCACACAACAAATACTTGACATTGAAACTGATGAAGATGAGGACGATGAAGAAGAACAAGAAGGAAGTTCTTACGATTATGGACAAGATGATGATGAGACTGATGAAGATGAAGAGATAGGTTCTTCTAACAATGATGGTGAAGAAGAAGAAGAAGAAGAAACAGAAGAAGTCAGAGAAACAGGCAAGAAAGGTGGTGACGCCTATGATGAGAATCTTTCACAACATGACGATGAAGATGGTGCTAGAGAGGCACTTACAGAACACAATGCACACAACAACGAAGACATATTTGTTGATGAGAATGCGAGAATCAAAACATTTATTGATTTGAAAAAGAAGTTCAAACAAAATCCTGTCGATGATATTATTTACAGTTATGATAAAGTTCTAAAAGACTGGAGAAAATTTAAAGTCGAAGACAATGTTGACCAAGTGTTAATGAAAAAAGGTGAGACTTACAGAAAATATCTTCAAAAGAAAAACAAAAAGATTGTATCTCATATGGCAAAAGAATTTGAGATGAGACAAACTGCAATGAGAAGTTTGAAAGCATACACTGGTAAATCTGGTGATCTTGATATGAACAGACTTGCAAAGTATCAGATAGTAGATGATATATTCAAAAGAGTCACTTACATTCCTGATGGCAAGAATCACGGTGTAAATGTTTTACTTGACTGGTCTGGTTCTATTTCTTATGAGTTAGAAGACTTAATAGAACAGTCAATCATTCTTGCAGAGTTCTGTAGACTTGTTCAAATACCTTTCAGAGTGTATGCATTTTCAGACCAGTTAGAAACAAAAGACAAATATGATTATTCAAGTAGAGGTGGCCAACTCATTGAGTTCTTATCAAATGAAATGTCTAGTAGACAATACACAGAAATGTTAAACAACATGGCACTGATAATGTTAGATAAGTTTCATGATGATATCTTCTATTCATATCAAAGAAAAGCAGATAAGAGAAGAGACGAATACAGTAATATATTTGGTATCGAAGTAAGAGACGATACATGGGAACTAAGATATGAACCAGGTTTTCAAGGTCCTAGTAGACCACACAATTACAGATTAGGTGGCACACCACTCAATCACACAATAGTCGGTTTGAGAAAGTTTTTACCAGAGTTCAACAAGAAATATGGTATTGAGAAATCGATCTTGACAGTGATTACAGATGGTTATTCTCACGGTTCAGATTATCTCAGAGAGTCAGAAGAAGAGAATGCAGATAGAAGATCACAAACAGATGATTCTTGGAGAGAGATAGTCAACAGATATATTCTTGACCCATATTCAAACAAAGTGTATCCTTATGATACAAGAAGTGAGAGATATAGTTATAATGATTTTGATTTGACACAGAATCTTCTAGAGTGGATATCTGATACATGTAGTGTCACAGTGACAGGTTACTTTGTGTTTAGTAAGAAAGGTGATTTCACTGCAACTATCAACGATATAAATCCAGATAATTATACATGGGACAAGAGAGACCAAATGTGGAGAGATATGAAGAAAACAGGTGTAGTAATCAAAGCAAAAGGCTACAACAAGTTATTCTTGACATGTGCCTCAACACTAGGTGCCACAGGCGATGATGAATTGAATGATGATCTTGTGGGTGCCAAAAAATCTAAAGTGATGGCCGCTTTCAAAAGAAATCAGAAAGGTAAGTCAACATCTAGATTCTTAACAAATGAATTTATAAAGGAGATTGCATAATGGAAATGATAGATTCGATTAATGTAGAAAAATTCAATGACGCTATGGTTGTCATTGGTAAAGGACCTTGTGTGAAGTTCGACTGCGACAGACAATCAGTTTGTGCTGTAGAAAAAGTTGAATGCAAGGCGTTTAGGTATTGGGTCAATAATGATAGTTATTGGACTAGAAGAAAAGGTAAGAAAACTTCTATAGAAGTTGACATGCAAAGATTATTAAAGGAGATAGAATGATATATTCAAATGCACTAAGTGTAAGTCTTTCAGTTTCGACAAGGAGATTTATAGATGAAATTATACCAGAACTAAAAGCTGACCCAGCTTTTCAGGCATCTGACGAGACCAGGTGGGATGAAGAACAACAGTCTGACTTTATGAATTCAGTAGTTCTTAATATGGCGCCAAGTAAGTTTATATTTGCAGATGTTCATCAATGTTTACAATCTGCTGAAGACGAAGAGAGAGTCGTTGATATAAAATATTTTAGATATTGGGCCGAGTTAGGAGTAAGATGGTTAAATTTAGATAGTAATAATAGAAGTATTAATCTTTTAGCTTTCTTTAATAACAAAATAGCAATGCCTCCTGGTGATTATGATCTAGATGGTAAGTTAGTAAAAATTGTTAAAGATATGAATGATACATTCGATACATTACCAGAATTTATGAAAGAATTTTTTGAAGACCAAACTATAACTTTAGAAATTTATACTAAAGCAACAAGAGAACAATTGTCTCAAATCTTTGAAAAAGTAAATGAGGGTAAACCACTTAATGCACCAGAAAAAAGAAATGCCTCTACATCTACAATTGCAAGGGTGATAAGAGAACTTGCAAAAGAATGTAAAGGATTTTTAGCAGACTCAAAATCAAAATGGTTTAAAAACAATGAACTAATTAGAAGAGGTCTTGACGACTTCATCGCTGGTTGTGCATTCATATTCTTCGAGGGTGTAGATAGTGCCTGTCCTTCAAGGTCAGCAAAACTAAAGGAGATGTATTCAATAACTTCAACTGCCTCAGAAAAGTCACATAGATTTAGAAAAGACTTTAAAGGTTTCATGAGTTGGATTGATGCATCGATATATGCATGTCCGAATAAAAACTCTCTATTAGATTTGTATACTATATGGAGACACATACAAGATAACAATATGCAACTTAAAGATGGTGTATCTAAGAAAGATTTTTTCAAAGAATATATCAAAGTTGTGGGTGATCTCCTAGGCAAAGAAACTTTTTATACCAGAACAGAGTATGGTGGTCCTAAAGATGATCAGATTACATTTAAAGGCATGTTAGGTGGCAGACAGTATTACAATAATTGTTTTAGAAAAGATTTAATTTTATCTAAAATCAAACTAGATAAATTCTTTGTTAAATTAGATAAGAAAAGAACTATCAGCAGAGAAGAAAGATTACAAGTAGCTGCCAGAGATAACTTTAAAACACCAGAGGGAAAAGAAATTACACTAGAAGATTTACAGACTGGAAAGTATCACGCTGGTCATATCAAAGCGCATGTAAGAGGTGGTAAAACATCACCTGAAAACAATGTGATACAAGAAGCTGAAGATAATTTGAAGAATAGTTCAAATGATTTAGAAATAACGCTTGACAATGACTAGCACTTTTTAGTACCATACTAACTGATGAGAAATTTTACTATTAATAAGGAGACTATATGAGTAAATGGAGCTATAATCCTGCCGAATCTGTCAATGTGGACGGCAAAAAATTCCACCTGACGCCAGATAGACAAGAGTTTTTGTCTGTTCTTACCGAGAAATATCCTAACGAGACATCTTTTACAAAAGAGATGATTGATGAAACAGGGTATTTTCCATACTGGTTGAAATCAACAAGATACAACTTTAAACAAGGTTCGATCTTCAATCTTCAACCGTTGTTAGCAGTTGACAATACACAGACACAACCAAAACCTGTGCCTGTTCCTGTTGCACCTGCACCTGCTGTTTCAAATATGCCAGTTGCGGCTCAAACACAGGCAGTCAATGTGATTGACGACAATATAAAAATCATTCCTGAGAAGATGTCAAACTATGTGCCTTTTGGTCATTTCAAAGATGTGAAAGGTATTATCAAGTCTAAGATATTCTTTCCTGTTTTTGTGACAGGTCTTTCAGGTAATGGTAAAACATTAATGATTGAACAAGTATGTGCTCAATTGAAGAGAGAACTTTACAGAGTCAATATTACTATTGAGACCGATGAAGATGATCTAATGGGTGGTCACACTCTACAAAATGGTAACATTATCTTTAGAGAGGGTCCTGTTATCAAGGCGATGAGAAAAGGCGCCGTTCTTCTTCTAGATGAGGTCGATCTAGGTTCTAACAAACTAATGTGTTTGCAATCAGTTCTTGAAGGCAAAGGTTACTTAATCAAAAAAACTGGTGAGTGGGTCAAACCTGCTGATGGTTTTACAATTCTTGCAACTGCAAATACAAAAGGTCAAGGTTCAGAAGATGGTAAGTTCATAGGGACTCAAATCATGAACGAAGCGATGTTAGAAAGATTTGCGATTACAATGCAACAAGAATATCCGCCTGTGACTACTGAGAGAAGTATTCTCAAAAAAGAAATGGCGTTGACAGGTCCTGTTGATGAAGAGTTCTGCACCAAGTTAGTTGATTGGGCAGACATAATCAGAAAAACTTATTACGAGGGTGCTATCGATGATGTGATTACAACAAGAAGACTTGTTCACATCGTGAATGCATTCAGAATGTTTGGTGACAAATTAAAGTCAATAACAATGTGTATCTCTAGATTCGATGAAGAAACTAGAAATGCTGTTCTAGACCTCTACACTAAAGTAGATGAGGGTGTTGACCTTAGTGATGAAAATCCACTAGACGAAAAAGACGATTCAGAGTATAATGAATATGATGAGTAAGATTGATTACAAATATGACGAAGATAAACTCCTCAAGGAGTTTGCTTCGTATATTGACAATACTTATGATCAACACTATTCACTCAACAAATACCAATCGACAGAGTTTATTATTGACTCAGGTCATGGAGAAGGATTTTGTATCGGCAATATTATGAAATATGCACAACGATACGGAAAGAAAGGTGGCAAGAATAGAGCAGACTTGTTAAAAGTTTTGCACTATGCCTTGTTTATGTTATATGTTCACGACAACAAAGGAGACTTATGAAAATTAGTGAAGAAACTAGAAGTATCTTAAAGAACTTCGCAACGATTAATTCGGGTATCAAAGTCGGCGCTGGCAATCAGTTGCAGACAATCTCGAATATGAAAAACATCTTGGCGACTGCAAATGTTCCAGAAACATTTGGTCAAGAGTTTAGTATATACAACTTAGTTGAATTCTTAGGTGCAGTATCACTGTTAGAAAATCCAGATTTCAACTTCAACGATAATTCATTATCAATATCTGATACAGATACAGCAATGACTTACTTCTATGCAAGTGAGGGCATGGTGACATCACCAGATAAAATGATTACAATGCCTGATGCAGAGATTAAAATTAATCTATCATCAACATTATTAAATGAATTACAGAAAGCTGCCAGTGTATTAGGTGTAAACGATCTTATTTTAGAATCAGATGGCACCAATATCAAACTTGTAGTGACTGATAAAAAGAATACAACTTCAAATACATTCTCTAGAATAGTAGGCGAAGGAAATGGTGTAAGTTTCACCATGAATTTTAAGATTGAGAACTTGAAGATATTAGACGGCAACTATGAAGTCTTTGTATCATCAAAAGGCATATCTAACTTTAAGAACAAAGATGTTGACTTAGAGTATTTTATTGCACTAGAGCCTGATTCGAAATATAATGTATAACATATATAATGGATATAGTGTGATCAAAGCGCCAGTCTCCGCTTCAATCATGGGAGTATTAGAAACTCATCATTGGTCTAATACACGAACACTCGGTGGGGTTTGTTCATCATGAGTAATGAATTTTTATTCGTAGAAAAGTATCGTCCTCAAAAAATTGAGGACACGATACTTCCTTCTGGTGTCAAAAAGTCTTTTCAAGAATTTGTAGACAATCAAGAGATACCAAATCTTTTACTTTGTGGTTCACAAGGCACAGGTAAAACAACTGTAGCAAAAGCACTTTGTAATGAATTAGGTGCAGACTACATCGTTATCAATGGGTCTGATGAAGGCAGATTGATTGATACACTCAGAACAAAAATCAAAAACTTTGCATCTACAGTATCACTATCTGGTGGTCCTAAAGTTGTAATTCTAGATGAGGCAGATTACATATCTGCTGAGTCAGTTCAACCTGCATTGAGAAACTTCATAGAAGAGTTCTCATCAAACTGTAGATTCATATTCACTTGTAATTACAAAAACAGAATCATCGCACCATTACATAGTCGATGCACTGTTATAGATTTCAGTATACCCAACAATGAAAAAGAGAGACTTGCATCTGTATTTCTTGCAAGACTCATGTTGATTTGTGACGATGAGGGTATCAAGTCTGACACAAAAGTTTTAGTAGAACTTATCATGAAGTTCTTTCCAGATTTCAGAAGATGTATCAACGAAGTGCAAAGATATGGTGCTTCAGGTGTAATCGATAGTGGTTTATTAGCAACACTATCAGAAGAGAAACTTACACCTTTGATTGATATGATTGCAGATAAAGACTGGTCTGGCATGAGAAAATGGGTTGGTCAAAATTCAGATAATGATTTCAATACACTATATAGAAAATTGTTCAATGCTCTTGAAAAGAGATTAGAACCTGCATCTATACCTGCATGTGTATTGTTTATTGCAGATTATCAATACAAATCTGCATTCGCTATGGACGCTGAGATAAATTTTGTTGCATGTCTAACAGAGATAATGTCGGAGTGTAAGTTTAAATAATGGGTAAACTTAGACAATGGTTTCGTAATTGGTTTGATAGACAAATAGAAAAATCATTTCAGAGAAAAGCAAATAGACAATTTATGAAAGCAAGGGAGAATAATGACTCAATTCAAAAATAAAGTAGAATTACAAAAGAAGATATTGGCAGCTGAAGAGTTCGCTGATGAAATCAAAGGCATACATGCTCATAGAATGCATTCTATGTGGTATGATGATAGACCACAAGACACAGCAAAACATTCAGTGACAGATATAGAATACATGTCTGGTAAAATAGAGAGAACACTTCATGACGGCACTAGAATTGTTTTAGTTGAGGGTGCAACAGGCGAAAGTCTTGTATCTAAAATTGAGGCACAGTTGACTGATCGTGGCGAAGCACTCTAATAAAAGAAATCCATTTGATTTCGTAAAGTCGGTCTCTTACGACAAAAAAGACCTCATGGTTGATGAGGTCGAAGAGAAAGCATATCAACCATTCCTAATCAATAAATCATTATCTTACCACCAAGATACTGTTTTTTTAACTAACGAGATGAATGTCCGACATAGCACGGATAATCGTCTTCAATATCTCTTTTTTCTAAATACCATTAGAAAAAGAAATAGATTTTCAAAATGGCATAAACCTTACGAAAGTAAGAAATTAGATACAGTGAAGACATACTTTGGTGTATCAACACAAAAAGCCAAAGAATATCTAGAATTATTGAATGATAAACAATACCGTGAGTTGAAAAACAGTATGAAAATCGGTGGTAAGAATAATGGATGATAACGAACAAGTTAAAGACCTAGTAGAAATTACATTTCCAGAAAAAGACGACTTCTTAAAGATAAGAGAAACCTTGTCTCGTATAGGTGTCGCATCAAGAAAAGACAAAGAACTATTTCAATCCTGTCACATACTACATAAAAAAGGTAAGTATTACATCGTTCACTTCAAAGAACTATTCAAACTAGACGGTAAACAAACTAATTTCGATGATGGTGATCTTGCAAGAAGAAACACAATTGTCGATCTACTGAGACAATGGAATCTAGTAAAAGTATTAGATTCTAATCAGATATCAGAACCAAGGGCACCGTTATCACAAATCAAAGTCATACCTTTTAAAGAAAAATCTGAGTGGATTCTCACTCAAAAATACTCTATCGGCAACACGATTTCCTAAATACTTTCTTTAGGAGGAACAAACTATGTTAGAATTTTTCCAATGGATTATAGCATGGGTGCAAGTAGTACCATGGTTAGTCATGGGTGCTTCACTAATCGCAGCTCTAACACCTACTCCGATTGATGACGGTCTAGTCAAGAAGGCTTATAAAGTCCTTGATTGGGTTGCATTCAATGTAGGTAAAGCTAAGGACAAGTAATTCCAAAAAACCCCTTGCAATTTTATAATACGGATACTATAATGGTATCTGCATAATAAATTGAGAGGTAATTATGGAATACTTTATTGCAATATTAGTAGTAGCTGTAGTAGTATATTTTGTCTATGACAGAAATTCAACTACATCCTCTTCATCTACAATAGTAGATACTGCGAGCGAAATCATGCCTGCACCAGAACCAGAACCTATAGGTGCTGATTCAAATGATAACGGTGTGACTTCAAAAGCAGAACTTAACAGATTGACAAAGGTTCAATTGCTAGAAATGGCAGATAGAGAATCTTTATCAGTTAAGAGAAGTGGTAAAAAAGCTGAAGTCGTAAATGAAATTTGGACACAGCTAAGAGCATAACTGCACTATATCAAATAAAAACATAAGGGGTCGTAAGACCCCTTTTTTTATGCCTCCAACAATATCATTCGTATAAATAGTTGTAGATATTATGAACTGGATAGATTTTTTAGCTGAAGTAGGAGCACCAATTTTTGGTTCGCTTGTCATGGCGTTCTTTATCTTTCTAACATTGAAATACATTCTAGAGGGTGTGCTTGATAGTGTCAAGTCTCTTACAGGTATTATCAGTATGTTAGAAGATAGAGCAAGAGTTATGAACAACGATATTGTAAAAATTGACCTACTTATTTCGCAACATCTCGAACTGAAACCAGATTTAGAGAGGGTTGCACGAGCAGAAAATTTTGTAGAGGATGGAAGTATAGATGCAAGAAGAGATTAACGAAGCGTTAGATTTAGAAGTCGATACACTGAGTGTTGTTGCAGATATGCTCAACGAGTTTGGTTTTCCTGTTATCATTGCATTGGCAATGGGATACTTTATCTACTTTGTCTGGAAATTTGTGACAGATGAATTACAACCGATGATTGATAAACAACAGACGGTTTTAATTAAACTGATTGATCAAATGAGAATGTTAGATCAAGATCAGATTAGACTTCAAGAGAAGTTGAATACAGTATTAGAGTATCGTGATTCACAGATACTAAAGGAGAAATCGAGTGAAGATAATAATATTAAGTAGTTTAATTCTAAGTGCAACATTAGTTGCATCACCTATCGTTCATGAGTTTAAGAACCCTAGTTTCTCAGGTAAGGGACAAGGCGCTCACTATTTAACCATAGAGAATCAAGAACATTCAAGAAAAAAAGAAATCGAGGACGCCTTAGAAGCGGCTAGAAAAGCAGCTGAAAGAGAGTCAGATAACTCGACCTTGGCAAAATTTATCAGGAACCTAGAATCAAGAATCTATGCCCAAATGGCAAAACAACTGGTTGAATCTATGTTTTCGAACGACAATGCAGTAAGATTCGGTTCTTTTGTATTAGAGGGTAATACTGTGACATACGAAGTAATAACTAACGAAGATGGTTCTGAGTTCATAAGAATGACAATTGTATCATCTGACGGTTCTGAAACAGTTATAGAAATACCTATCGGAACTGGTAATTATGGTCAAGACCCCGATGGTTAAGTATCTATTAGCATTAACAATTCTACTATCTAGTTGTGCATCAGTGCCTAGATTTTCTAGTGAACCACAAGATTGTAATCCTAAGACATGGGGTGAAGAATATCCTCATGACTTAGTAAACTATGCACAGGCATTAGGAAGAACTTTTGAAAGAGCGATGCCTTATATTTGTGTAGATGAGGCAGAAGTCATAAGACTTCCTTCATACTTAGAATTACTTAACTTACCACCTGCAAAAGAAATGCCTGTTGTGGCAGTATACAAATTTAATGATTTGACAGGTCAAAGAAAAGAGGTGCCAAACATCGCATCGTTTTCTACAGCAGTCACACAAGGTGGTCAAGCAATGGTCATCGATGCATTAAAGACTGCTGGTGGCAATAAATGGTTTAGAGTAGTAGAGAGAAATGGACTAGACCATCTAGTTCGTGAAAGACAAATCATTAGAAGTGCAAGACAAGATTTTGCAAAAAAAGAAGGACAAGAAAAATACCAAGAATTGAATCCACTATTATTTGCAGGAATAATAATAGAGGGTGGCATTGTTGGTTACGATTCGAATCTCTATACTGGTGGCCGAGGCGCCAGAACATTAGGGATTGGAATAAGTCGACAGTATCGTAAAGATGCTGTGACTATAAGTATGAGAGCTGTATCAGTTCTATCAGGCGAAGTATTATTGAATGTCCAGACTAGAAAGACTATCCTTTCAGTCGGTGAAGGAGGCGATGTGTTTAGATTCATAGAAGAAGGAACACAATTAGTCGAGTTCGAGGACGGAGTGGGTAATAATGAATCAGTGACTTATGCAACACGAGTGGCAATTGAAGCTGCCGTGTTGGAATTAATTTACCAAGGACATGATAGAGGTTTTTGGATTATTGAAGAAGGACACAGGCATCCTCATAACAGCGATGGCGTCAATGACAAACACGAGATTGACGAATCTGAAATTGATGATATCGAGTTAGAGATACCTGAACCTTTGGAAGATATAAGGGGATAAGAAAATGAATAAAATTTTAAGTATTTTATTACTAACGAGCTCAACATTCGTTTTCGCACAAGCAACTGATGATAACGAAGTTATGATAACACAAACTGGTGACACTTTGAAGTTATATATCGATCAAATCGGTTTTGGTAACAAAGTAGGTCTGAACAACTACTCTAGTGGTTCAGGTGCTAACATGACTATTACTGGTGCTACTTTAGACATCAATATAGACATGATAGGTAATCAAAACTTATTGTTCGGTCCAGTTGTTGCAGATTCTTCTGACTATGATTTAATCATAACTGGCGATTCAAACAGTATAGATTGGAACATTGGTGACACAGGTTCATCAGATGATTCAAGTATTCAGTTCACACTAACAGGTGATTCTAATACTTTCGATCTAGACCAAGGTTTTGCCGCTAGTGCTGAAAGACTAAATGCAGATTTAGTTTTAGTTGGAAGTAGTAATGTGTTTGATGTTGATTGGGAATCAGATGACTTAGTTTGGAACTTTGACATCACAGGTGACTCAAACAATATAAACACTTTGCAAAATGATGGCGAACAAGAGTTAAATTTTGAATTAACTGGAGACAGTGCTGATGTAGATATTAATCAGATATCTGGAACATGTGTAAGTGGTGCAGGCAACTCATGTGCAACACCTAATGCACACATCACACTAGACATTACAAGTGAAAACAGTGTTATTCAAATCAATCAGAAAGATTCAGCTAACGATAGTTAGTCTTTTAATCATCAGTGGGTTCAGTTTTGCTGAACCTATTGGTGGTGTTATAGAATCTACAGGTGTCACATCACTTGTGCGAGAATCAAATCGACTCGAATCAGATGTCGGAACAGATGTAAATATATACGATGAAGCAGAAACTGCCAATGGCAGAATGTTGATTGAGTTTTTAGATGAAGAAAAACTTTCATTAACAGAGAATAGTCTTGTCTACATTGACGAGGCGTATTACGATCCAGACCCTAGTAAATCTAAAATGGCTATAAGTATGGTCAGAGGCACTGCTCGTTTTGCCTCAGGTGCTGGCAATAGAATCAAAAAACAAAATGTAGATGTTTCAACACCAACTGCAAACATCACAATGAGAGGGACAGATTTCACGACAACCATAGATGAACTCGGAAGGACAATGGTTGTTTTACTTCCTGATGAAGAGACAGGCGCATCATCAGGAGAGATAGTAGTATACAACGATGGTGGTGAAGTTGTATTAACAGAGGCATATGCCGCTACAGTAGTATCATCATATGATACACCACCAACTTCGTCAGTCATAGTGCAAGGCATTACACCAAATATGATTGATAATATGTTTATCGTAAATCCACCAACAGAGATACGAGAACAAATAGAAGAAGGATATGAAGATGAAAATGAACAAGATCAAGGAATATTAGATGTAGACTTTTTAGAATTCAATGAGTTAGAACAAGATGCACTTGAAAATACTAAGGGTGATCTGGAGTTTTCAGAGTTAGATATAGATTTTTTAGATGTCGACTTCTTGACCGACTTACTTGATGTTATAGAAGAACTAGAGAAGACTACAGTTAAACTAGGTGATGCACAAGCACAAACAGGCACATCTGGTTTTGCATTACAAGGTGCGATTGTAGGTTTCAACAAAGACTCTCAGTATAATGTATTCGAACAAGACGGCGATCTTGTATTCTTCCGTAATGTAAATGGTGTTATAAATATAATAATAGCCGCTGGTAATTCTGGAACATTAGAGACAGAGGTCGAAGGATATTCAGGTGTAATTACTTTTGGTAGAGGAGATGGAATTGAAATTTATATTAATCAGTCTAATTAGTTTATTGTCATTATCTGCAATCGCAGGACCAACAGATGACAATCATGTTCATGTTGAACAAGTTGCAACAGGAGATGATTTAACTTTAAATATAGAACAAATAGGATATGGCAACTTCATAGACTTTACAGTTGCACACTCAGGTAATACTTTCAACTTAT